AAGATATTGGGAGAGACTTAGCATTTAAAAAAGCAGTTGATAAAGTTTGGTTTGGGCTTGGGTTCGTACTAGCTTGGGCAAATAATGGATTGAGATAAAAACATACTAACAAAATGATGGAGCCGCAGAATGAGTAAGAAAAACCAACAAGCAGCTATTGAATTTAACCCTTTTGCAGGGGGCGATGGTGATGGTATCGAAGACATCATAGGCACAGAAGATGAAGTTTTAGATTTTGGCAACGAAGTAGTAGATACCGAGAGCGAAGAAACTGATGCACAAGAAACTGCTGAAACGCAAACGGATAGTGAAGAAGACTCAACTGAAGAACAGTCAACAGAAAGTGAAACAGCGCAAGAAGATGATGAAGTTATCACTCCTTCGCAAGAGGAGGCTGCTCAGGGACAGCAAGAAGATACTCATGATTCCACAATCCCTAAGTCACGACTTGAGCGAGAAACCGCAAAACGACGTGAACTAGAAGAAATGAATCGTAGGCTCCAGCAAAAAGTAGCGGAGATTGAACGCTCTCGGCACGCGCAACAAGATGGCGAACGTGTGTCAGTGGAGTTTTCTGATGAGATAAAAAACCAAGCGCAGAAAATATTTCAGGCTATTGGTGATGAGAATCTTGAAGATGCCTCAGAAATGTTTAATAACATTCTAAAAACTGTTGCGGAACAAGCTGTCGCAAAAGCTACCGCGGATATTGATACAAAAGTGGCGCAAGGAGCAGAAGATTTTACAAACCGTCAGACAGTGGCAGGAACAATCACACAGTTAAAACAAGAGTATCCTGAGTTAGATCAAGATTCTGATAACTATAATCAAGATGCTGTTGATGAGACACTGTTATTTCAAAAGTATTTTATAGAGAAAGGACAAGACCCAGCGACCGCTTTACGTAAAGCTGCAAGTAAAGTTATGGGTACTGCGGAGGCTGCCCCCGCTTCTACAACACTGCCACCCAAACAAGCCTCTCCAAAGCAAGTGGCCGAAGCGAATAACTCACAACCGCCTAGGACCAGAGGACAGACAAATTCATCGAAATCTGATGTGAATAAAGTTGATATTACAAAACTATCAGATGAAGAATTTGAACAACTGGCAGAAAAGGAATTGAAAAAACTACGTGGTGATTTTATTTCTTGATTTTTGCTTTTAGTCTATCAATAATAGGTATTGCCTATAGGGGGTTGGGGCTCGCGTACAGCGCCATAACAAAAAGTACGCCGATTCCCTCTGTTCGAAAACAGTTGTCCTGTCGCTTAGCAGTCAGGGTTCGTGAATGATCGATACGATACTTCGATCCGTTTCCCTCTGTACGTAACAGTTGTCCTGTCACTTTCATAGTAGTCAGGAGTCGTGAGCCTCTACGACAACGAGGAAACCGGGAGTAGCTGTATTGGCTACCTAAGTATTCTTTTGTCTATTATTCGGAGGCGGCAATGGCCCAGACTAATTTTGCTGCTTTGACTTCCGAACAATTGACTGCTTGGCAGCGGTCTGTTTGGGTTGAGGCACGTAACAAATCATTTATCAATAAGTTCGCCGGTAAAGGCGCCAATTCAATGGTGCAACGCGTAACTGAACTTTCTAAGTCAGAAAAAGGCGCACGTGCGGTAATGACGCTTGTTAATGAGATGGAAACTGACGGTATCGTTGGTGATTACGAGTTGGAAGGTAATGAAGAAGGTCTATCCAGCACGGAAGACGTCATTCGTATCGACCAGATTCGAAATGCGAACCGATCTAAAGGTAAGCTTGCCGATCAGAAATCTGTCGTTAACTTCCGTGAACAGTCTAAAGACAAACTAGGTTACTGGATTGCAGATCGATGTGATCAGTTGGCTTTTTTGACTTTATCAGGTGTTGCGTATACTAAGACCAACAAAGGGGCTGATCGACCAGTGCGAAAGACTGGTTTGAATCTTGGAGACTTAGAATTTGCTGCTGATGTTTCAGCGCCTACTTCTCGAAGACACCTACGTTGGGATGCGACTACTGGTCTTGAGTCAGGCGATACCAGCGCTGTTGTAGCGGCTGATACTTTGACTTACGCTGCTATTGTTCGTTTGCTTGCCTACGCAGAAGACGAGTATATCCGTCCGATCATGGAAAAAGGCAACAGCAGCATGTACCACATTTTCGTTACGCCCCAGGGGCTAGCGGATTTGAAACTAGACAATGATTTCTTAGAGAACGTTCGTCATGCGACACCTCGTTCTACTTCGAACCAATTGTTTGGCGGTACTACGCAAACGCTAATGGTTGATGGCGCATACATCCACTCATTCAGACACGTGTATAACACTTTAAATGCCGCTTCTGGCACTGGTAAGTGGGGTGCTGGTTCTGATGTCGACGGCCAGAGAGTATTGCTTTGTGGCGCGCAGTCATTAGGTCTTGCTGATATCACTGCGCCTAGCTGGGTCGAGAAAGACTTCGACTATGGCAACAAGCAGGGTATCTCGGTTGGCAAAATCATGGGATTGAAAAAGCCTAAGTTCAAAACTTCTCATGGTGATAAAACTGTCCAAGACTTCAGTGTTATTTGTATGGATACAGCCGTAAGCGCTGCTATCTGATAACACTTAGATGGGCGGGGGGCAACGTGCTCCTCGTCCTCTGCCGCTGATCTAAGGAGTACAATTAATGGCTGTAGATTTCGCAAAGAGCTTTCATTTCTGTTCACCTGATGGCGTTCACGCTATAACGTTAGTGCCTGGGGTCCCTCGTGAAGTTAGTCCTATCATGGCTGCGGCATTTGCATCACATGTGGCTCAAGGGAACGTTAATGGGACCATTAATGGATCAACCATTATGCTGGAAGGCAAGAAGACTGAGGCTCCAGAAGTAGAAGTTGAGTCTCAGTTGGATGATGAGACAGAGGAAACTCCTGAAGTAGTAGTTGAAGAAGCCCCCGAAGAAGAAGTAGTGGAAGAAGCTGTAGTAATTTCTCCAATGGGAAATGCTGAGATCGTTGTCCCACTTCCTGAAATTGATAAAACAGATAAGACTAGGCAACAAGTTGTCAAGGAAGCAGTAAGTGCGTTGCTAGACCTTGGCCATAAAGAATATCTAACCGAAACCAATGAGCCTCGTATGAGCGCGTTACGTAAAATTACGTACCCTAATGTGACGGTTGAAGAACGAGATGCAGCGTTAAGCACTGCACAGAGTGAATAATTATGGCGACCTTTACTGGTACAAACGCCATTGATGAGTTCAGGCGGTACACACAGGACTCAGCGGCTCCTTACCGTGTGGACGATACGGCAGCGTTGGGTCTGGTCAATCAGGCTCAACGTATGCTTGCTGTGATGCTGCCCACGGCTTTCTTGACAAGAGAGTCGATTAATCTAGTTCAAGGATGTCGGCAAGTAAAGCCTCATCCGAGAAGTCAGATTTGCACAGTGGTAGAAGCTTCAAATGGCGCTACTGTCACACCAGTAACTAGACAATTGATGGACACGTTGAATTCGGCTTGGATGAATGACGCAGCGGCGGCAGTGGTACAGCATCAAGTCATGATTCCAGAAGACAAAGAAAATTTTTATGTGTACCCGCCACAGCCCGCAACCCCGTCAACAGCGATAGTGGTGTCAGATATAACACCTACGGCGCTATCTGTAGTGGGAGACACACTTGAAGTAGAAGATCGATATTTTTTAGCTGTACCAATGCTAATGGTACACATTCACTATTTAGAAGATGCTGGAGTAGAAGCTAATTCAGTACTGGCTGATAAATTCTTAGCGGAGGCTAAAGGCATACTAGAAGCGAGGGCATAATGGCACTATTTATTGATAACGCCGCAGAGTTGAGACTGTTCGTCCCAAATGCCCCGATCCCTTTGGCTGCATTCGCCTACAAAAAAGCAGTGATTGAACTGTGCAAAAAAGCTCGTGCGTATCGGCATACTGTCGATCGATTTCCTCTAATCGCTACGGTTAGTGAGTATACGCTAGACCTGCCTACAAACACGTTTATCCAAAGAATCGAAGCAGTGGAAGCGAACGAATATCCGCTACTTCCCACTTCTCCTGAACTACTTAATAATGAAGACCCAAATTGGCGGACAAAGACAGCGCAAAAGCCTACGCATTACTACTTAAAAGGCTTAGACACAGTAAAGATTGTCTATACGCCTAGCGCCACAATCACAGACACGTTACATGTTGAGGTGTCTTTAGTTCCCAAACAGAATGCTACTGAAATCCCTGATGAAGTGGCGGAACGGTATTACGACATTTTGCTGCATGGCGCTACAGGATATTTATCTCAATTGCCAGATGAGTCAGTAAATAACCCTCAAAGAGCAGCTACCAGTTTAATGTTGTTTAGAGAAGGTATCGAAACCGCAGAAATGGAAGCAAAAAGAGAAAACACTGCTAAAGATAAGGTGGCCGCATATGGAGGCATATGAAGTTTTTACCGCTACACAAGACGATTTGTTTGAACTTTTGCGGTTGGCGAAAATATTCAAAGAAGAAGCTTCTCATTTTGATAGAATATCATTTGAGGCTGAAAAAGTAGCAACAGATTTTTTATATTTTATAAATTCAGATAAAGCAAATTGTTGGATTGTCCAGGATATAAGAACTGGCGAAATGATAGGTTTTGTGAACGCACATGTGTTTAGTATCCCTGGGACTAAAGCAAAAATCGCAGAAGATTGCGGTCTTTATCTAGAAGCAAGATATAGAGGTTACGGTATCAGTAAAAAAATGATAGACGCTTACGTTGATTGGGCGCGAACCAAAGTAGAAGCAGATAAATATATTACGATAAGAGTTGATGCAGGCGTAGATAACGATCAAGCGGTCGCTGCTATAAAAGCATTAGGTTTTACTGAAACCGGCACCATTTTGTCATATACAGGAGAGTGATATGTGTGGAGGCCCAGACGTACCACCACCAAGTGAAGCAGAACGGTTTCAGGCGGAACGTGCAGCACGTCGTCTTCAAGAATGGGAGACTGACGGCTATAAAGACCTAGAAAAGCAAGGCATCGAACGTGCCCAAGATGATTATAGTGGGATGATGAAATCAAGGGCTACTGCTGACCTAAATTCGGCACTGGCAGAAGGTGATACGCAAGCGGCTTTGTCTGTAGGGCAGGGCAATTTCGCTGATGTGACTGCCGATTATGGTCGAAGTTACACATCTGGTATTACGCAAGCACATTCAGATGCAGTGATGGATGCTATGACTCAGAAAGATACACGAAGTATGGGCATGGCAAAAGTAGGCCAAGATGTGTCACTAACTTTAGACCATGCTGCTACAAGCGCAGCATCTCGAAGTCTGGAACTACAAAAACAAGCCATGCGTAGTAAGATGATTAGGGATAGAGGACGCACACAAGCACTATTGAATGTGGCACAAGGTGCGGTAGCTAGGCATATGGGGCCAAAATCTGATCCTAATAGTGTAGGGAACTCTACAGGATCAGGCACTCCAGGCGGCAGTTATGCCCCTGGTGGCCTTTCTGTAGGTGCGTACAATAACTATTTAGTGAACTAGAAGAGTCTGTCATGGGTAGATTAAATTCGAAATATTTAGCGAACAGACTGTACGAAACAAACGGCGTTGAACTCGATGCTAGTGGGAATGCTCCTGGGTACGATTCTGCCACACAGAAATTGTCAGACCCATACACCACTGATGATGGTCGTACTTTACATCTCATACAAAATAAAACTAAAGATGAGATTTTTGCAGATACGTTAAAAGCGGAAGAGGCCCGATATCAAGAACTGTACCGTCCATTGAATCAACAGATTATGTCCCGTATCGGGGACAACAGTATTGTTGATGCGGCGAATAAATCGTTGGATGATGCGATCGGTGTGAAGCAGCAACAAAGACGTGCGCGTCAGATGGATCGCTATGGTGTTACTGAAACAGCAGCGCAAGCGGTACAGAATAATAAACTCACCAGTCTTGATGACGCACTAACTAGAACAAACATAATGGCGGATGCGCGAGTCAAACAACATGACCGCGATAATATGCTTAGAAGTGAATTGATTAATCTAGGGCGGGGAATTTCTCGCTCTGGTATGGATGGGTTGAACACTGCGGCAAATGCGGAAGCACAACGTAATATGATTCAGTCACAAGCAGACGCACAAAAGAGTGCGCAGAAAATGCAAATGACTGGGATGGGGGTTGGCGCAGCAATAGCAATGAGCAACCCAGTGTTCGCTGCACTAGGAATCGGAATGGGGTTATTAGACTAATGGGTATCGATCTAGAAACTTTAAATATGGGTTTGTTTGGTAGTCCAGCAGCTAATGCTTCTGGCGGTGGCTTGATGGGCGCTATCATGCAATCGAGGCTGGCTGACCGGCAAATGGATCAGCAACAGCAGTTTCTCGATGCTGCGATCACGAATGACAATCGAGAATACCTCCGTAAAAGAGATCAAGACATCCATGATCGGGGTATGGAGAAAAATCGGTTTGAGTTTGATAAAGAGAAATACACTACAGACTTGGTTGAGCGGAAAAGACAGGCAGATCAGCTTTATGAGTTAGGACTGATTGAGAAGAAGGCGTATGCAGCGTATCAGAACGCAAGAGCCCGCGGTGAAAATGCTAGTGCATCAAAGATCGAATATGAGTCGGCAAGGCAGCAAATAGAAGATAAGAAGAAAGACCTCAGAGAAGCTCTTAAAGGTAGTGTAGCGTACCTAGATAGAATACAAAATGATCTGGGGTTTGCTGCAAAAAATAAAGGTTCTGAAGAGCATAAATACCATCAACAACTAATAGCAGCATTTGATCCTAGTATCCGACAAACGGCGGGGAATCGTCCACATACTACAGAAAAATCTATTCCTGTATTCCAATACACAGAAGAGGGTATCGTACCTTATGTGTCTACAGAAAAAGATGGAGTACAACCTATTACTAAGGGTGGGGAAAAGTACTCTCAAGGCGGGATTCCTGTTGGCACCATGTCGTTTGATCAAGTCGATAGTTTGCTACTGCAAATAGCAGGCCCTAGCTATTTCAACACTCCATTCACGCCTGAAGAAAAAGCAAGTGCTGCTTCTTCTAAGAGCGCTGAAATGAAAGATTTGGCGCAGGCAGAAACACAAAGCACTATTTTGAGGGCGGGCAGAGAAGTCAATACACAAAATAGGTTAGATTCTCTTGTAGATAACCAATGGACTGTGTTGAACGATAGATACGGTGATGCTGCTATTACAAGATGGCTAGGGCTGGCACCAGATACACCTACGTCTAAAGAAAAACTATTGGAAATGTATACTAGCCAAGCGGACAAAATGAAATTCAACGGCGATTTGCCAGAATTTGAAGATCAGTGGAGTGATAGCGACATTACGAAGCTAAAACTAGAAGTCAGTAAAGAGCTACAGAAAGAAGTGGACAAACATAATGGAAAATACGTATCTCTTCTGACCGGCAAGTATGAAGATATGATCCCTAAAAAGAAGTCTTTAGATAATGCTCAACGTTGAATATTGGATTTGCATCGATGGAGGAACCTGTCTTTATCGTTTACAAATTTTTCGACTGGTTGATAGTTAGCAAGCACTATGGTGTTGGTGTATAAGGATACAAACAAGTCTCTAGCGCAAATCACTTCGGCATCTTTTGGCGGAGGAGGGATATCAAAAAGCTTTTCCTGCAAAGCAAATTCCATAGTCTTACGAATGGAGTTGAGGTTATACGCACGGATATGCTCAAGAATGGTGAGATACCCAGAAGTAGCAGTGTATGGGCCGATAGGATAGCCATCTACAACTTGTGTCGGACATTCTGCACGAAAAATTTTTTGCATTCCATCGGTAGCTTGCATAGCCACATGGCGAGAAAAAACTTTTTCCCCTTTTTCATTTTCTGTAAGCGGGAATGACGGAGTGCCGTTGCAACGATCTTCAGCAACCGCAGACATAGAGATAAAAAATGCTAATAGTCCGAAATATAGTTTTTTCATAGTAGACGGACATTACCAAAACTAGGAAAGCAAAGCAATGCTACCAGCAGAACAACAAGAAGACATCGGCGGTTTGGGCAGCGCATTTGCTCGCGGAGTAGACAGCTCCCAGTTGGCTGGTTATGGATTCGCCAAAGCTATCGGGTCTCTTTTCGGTAGTGATGCGATCAAAAAGTTCGCAGATGGCGGTATCGAACGGAATCTGAAACAAATACTAGAGAATCCGGCCAAAGTCCATTCATGGGAAGATATCGATAGCTTAACCGATGCTGGCATGTATATGTTGGAATCGATAGGAGAGCAGCTTCCGCAATTACTGATTGATGTCCCGCTTTTGCTCGGTAGCCTCCCATCAGGTGGTACAACCACCGCAGCGCTTGCTGGGAAAAAATCGTTATTGGCCGCCATCGGAAAGTCCACAAAACGGTTTGTTGGCGAGAAAGCGTACACTCAATTTCGGAAACATTCCAGAAAAGCACTAGCTGCAAATTTGTACATCCAAAATGCTGGCGAGTCTCAGCTTGAATTAGAAAACGAAGGTGTTGATTCGCCCGGGACTGCGCTTGCTGGAGGTGTTGTTAAGTCTATGCTAGACCTCTACGGTCTAGATAAGTTCATGGGTGCGGCAAGAGCAGCAAATGTCCCACCTCGTAAAGTACTAGAAATCGCTAAACGCGGCTTAAAAGCGGCTGGCGTTGGTGTGATTGCCGAAGGCGCTACTGAAGCTGTTCAAACAGCAATCGATAAAGCTCTTATAGAAGCGAAGAAAGGAAGTGAATACGACGCATTATCTGCTGATAACTTGTCTGATATTACAAATGCCGCACTCAAAGGGGCGATTGTTGGCGGTGCGTTTAGCGGCACTTTTGATGCTATTTCAGAGTACAACTCCTATAAAGCAGGAAAAGTACAAAAAGATTCGACAGAACAAGCACTCAAAGAAGCTTACGTTGGACATGCCGACCATATTGAAGGCGAGCCACTCCATGCGCCTTCCTCCCCTGTACCACCAGCAGCGATGGCGGGCGAAGAAGAACTTGATATCGAGTCAGAGTTAGAAAAAGAAGCTGCTGACGAAAAAGTGGGATTGTCTGCGGTCGGCGAACTTCAGAAAAGATTAGCTGGTCCTACAAAAGTCGATATCACATACGATCTGGCACTACCAGAACCACAAAGTGATATTGACGCTCAGGCACGGGCGGTAGCTGAAGGCCGAAAACCTGCTATGGAGATAGGCGAAAACTCTCCACTCCCCAGTGAAGGTATTCTGCCAGAAAACACTAAAGCCACTAGAACTGAAACAGGGTTTTTACTATCTGGTGATGCGGTGCAGCAGCAGTTGTTCCAGCAGCCAGTTTTTGCTCAAGATATAACTAAGACAAAAATTAGACATTACTTAACACCAGAAGCAGTAGGTAATACGTTGTATGGTCAGCCTAATGGGTTGGCAGATACTGATGGAACGATTGTAGTAGGGCAGGATGCCACTGGTGCCAATGTCTATGAAGAAGCTTCTAACGGTAAAAGACTAGCCACTTCTATTGCCAATGCGCGCCAAGTGGCAGGCGAAGGCGGGCAAGTTAAGCTTCAGACTGTCGAAGAAACGATGGCAAATCGTGCTAAAAAGCTTCTACATGAAAATCCAGCATTTCAACAAAAGTTAGACGTCTATGCAGATGCTAATGGCCTACCGCCTCAAGCAGTTAAAGACAAAATCTTTAGTTTTTTTGATAGCGCTAATACCTCTGGGCTTGTGGATGTGGCTAAAACCATAGCAACAAACCCTCTAAAAGACCCTACACAAAGAGCGCAATTTGATGAGTATGTTAACGCATTACTCGCTTTAGCTGATTTATCTCCACAGCAACGAGAAGATATGCTGGCGGAAGCTAATGTAAAAGATACACTAGGTGATGAATATGAAATATCTCAGAACAAAGACAAGCAACATAGTGTTGGAGAGGAGCAAGATGGCGAAGTAGACGAGTTCGGCCAAGGTGTCCAGATTAAAGAATCTGCTCCAATGTCAGACGAGACCGTAGTGCCGCCTAAAGAAATTCGATATTCGCCATTAAGGGTGTCTATTCCTACTGGTTTTCGTTTTCAAGGAGATAGGAAGCGAAAACCTAATTTATTTACAACCCGCCAACAAGCTCAAAAGTACGCAGATTTTCTAAATAGCAAAACGCCAGGGACAATTAATTATCGTATCCACGAAGGCGTTGATCGAAAATCGGGACGTAAAATCCCAAGATACTTAAAAACAAAAAAAGGAAACTATTTTCAGTTAATCAAAGAAGAAAATACTGATCCTGGTAACGTGAGTAAAGTAGAAGGCCGTAAGTTATCTGACTACATCGACGATGTGATGAGCGCTATGGTCGAAAAAAGCTACATGCGTAAAAACGCTATTGACAGAATCGGCAAAGATTTAGAATTTGCAAAAATCAGCAATGACCAAAAAACAGTGAAAAAACTCAAAAAAGAAATAGCGTTATTTTTGAGTGGAACTTTGGTGATGCGTAACATCAACACTGGTCAGATTCTTTATGTGCCTACTAAAGATATAACTTCTTTAGGGATGACTTTCTTGAAGGAAGAACAAACTTCAGGAAATTCAAAACAAGGAGATACTAGTCGTCAATACAAACAGAAGTCTTTTCTGACAGCTTATGGGCTACTTATAGAAAATGACTGGGTGCGGCAGGACAGAGATAAAAAAACTGGAGAAACGTTTGATACGTTAGCATTGCCCGATTCTTTAATTATCTTTTACGACGGAGGGACGCCGTTAAAGCGTCCTTTGTACTTTTCGACAAAAGCGTTAGAAAAATCAGAAAACCGACGAAGTAAAGAAGAAAAGTCTAAAGCTAGAAGGCTTATTGCCGAGGCGGAAGAAAAAAAGATAGAAGAAAAAATGGATGCAAAGAGGGCGAGAGAAGACGAAATATACATGCCTCCTTTATCTCCTGTATTAGTACCAGATGGCAAAAATACAGGGCACACACTACGAATGTGGCCAGATACTGGTGCTGTCCAAGAAAATAATGAGCTTGGTGAAGACCCGTTTGTCCCTCAAAAAGAAGCACACCCGACTTTTGAAGAGCAGACAGAGTTTGCATTGAACGAGGAAGTTAAAGGCGATACTCGCCAAGCGTACGCTGGAAAAATATCTAAAGACACAGAAGAAGATTTTTTCTATGAACGGTTCAAGCAAGAAGAAGCGCAACGGTCAGAAAAACAAAAAGCAAAGACTGGGTTCGAACAATTGCTTTCTACCGCTACTACCTGGATACTGGGCGAGAATAAACACCGCGTTTTTGTTTCTCCTGCACATAATGAAACGATCGCATCATTTTTAGCGAATGCTGTGAATAAGCTAGGACTTGAGTTTGGTGTTGACGTGGCATCGCTAGATTTAGATACGCTAAACATGATGCTCCATGAAGGCATTGTTGACGGGAATGAGTATAGTAAAATCCGTAATACTGTCTTCAATAGGAATAATAAGCCTACACAAAAAGCATTTTTTCTCCCACTGAAGGGGGGTCGCGCTTTGATTATGCTAGACGTAAAAGCGCTGCCTGAGAACTCTGAGGCAAAAGATGCGCATATGCTATTCCAAGTGGGCCACGAACTGGCGCACGCTATTAAATATTTTAGTTATGGGAATCTGGCACCAAACGAACGTCGTGCTTTAGAAAAAGCGTATCAAGCACACACTAAAAACGACAAAGAATTACAAAAAAGATACCCTTTCGAAGAGTGGTATAGCGACCAACTTTCTCAATACATGCTGAAGTCTTATTATAAAAACGAAGGGCTGAAGGAAGTTAAAAAAGCACCTAAAGTACAAGGCATTGCAAAAAGAGTGCTAAAAGCCATAGCTAATAAGATAAATCACCTTTTTGAGATAATGGCAACTAGTATTCCTCAGTTACGAGTCGAGAAAAATGCTGTGTTCGATCGCTTTGTGAAATACGCTCGACGTAATAGACGGTTCAAGAATGCTACT